ATCCCGCACCGCCTGCCCACGGTCAGAGATCACCAGCCGGGTCGACCCGCCATCCTTACCCCGGATCAGGGGCCGCTCGCCGCCGGTCAGGTTGTTGACGTGCATGGCTGCCTTGACCCGGCGCTCGACATCCTCCGCCCGCTCCTCGTTGGCAAAGTACATCGTCCGCACCGGGCGGGTGGCGCGGGGCAGGCCCATGACATCCGTGCGCCCGGTCATCAGGCAGGCGATCAGCAGCGACACCCAGCGCGTCTTGCCGACACCGGACGGCCCAGCCCACGAGTGAAGCCCGCCCGCGATCAGGACATCCTCGATCAGGTAGTCTATGTCTGCCAGCTCTCGGGTCAGGAGATCGTCGCCGTCGATCTCGAGGAACGGCCCCTCCTGCGCCATCACCGCAGGCTCTGGCTTAGCTGGGCCAAGCAGGTGCAGCACCGTGCCGCCGCTGCAGTAATTGCCCGCAGCCAGCGCCTCCTCTGGCGACCCCGCGCTGTCCCACAGCTTGATCGCCTCAGCTTCCAGCTCCCCAGTCGGTACGCCAGCCTGCCAGCGCAGGCACCAGTCGATCCACGCCTGCCGCGCCCGATCCTCGAATGCGGTGCCCGCGTACTCAAAGTGCAGGCCAAGCCCGACCTTCACCCAATCCTCGCGGTCGTCGATCCGATTCTTTGCCGCCTCGACCGCAGCCACGACACGGTCATCCAGCCCCCGCTCCATCAGCCTCATCTGATCGAGCGGCGATGGCTCCGGCGCGCGCTTCGTTGGCAGCCAGTCCGGGGCCTCGGCAGCTCCGCCCTCGTCGATCCACGAATACTCGCCGTCCTCAAACCGCGAGGGCGGCAGAACCACCAGCCCCCGGTGCTTGACGTCCACCGCCTCATAGCCGCCGAACTTCGCCGGGTAGCGCTGCCCCTCCTCAGCCTCGAAAAAGAAGTGGACCCCTCCCCGAGCGCTGCGCGTCGCCATCGTGTCGAGCGCCTCGCCGCGATCCCAGTTGCACTCGGTCTTGTACAAGTCCACGTCCACGACGACCAAGCCGTTCAGCTCCGGGACCATCGCGATGTTGTCAGTCGGGTGGTCAGACCACCACTGCCGCACCTGATCTGCGTCCCACTTTGCGGTCATGTATCCCTTGATCGCTGGAATTTTTGTGCCCTCTCGGCACGGGAATATCCAAAACCCACCCTGTGCCAGCGCAACCGCAGCATCCAGTAAACTCATCGCATAACTCTCCATGTGGTGTTGACCGCAGGAGCGCCTACCGTATATGGTGGTGACACTCCCTGAAGCCTTGCTCCGCTTCTACCTGACGCCCCGTAGCTCCTGCCGCTGCGGGGCGTTTTTTATCATGGCCGCGCACTTTTTCTGCGTCAAGCCCTTGTCATGCACTGATCAGCAGCTTATATCTTGGGGCGTAGCAACGGAGGACACCGCTATGGACATCAACTTCATCCCACCCGCCGCCCGCGCCGAGTACAGCGGCATCCAGTACGCCCGCATCGCCCGCACTGATCGCGAGCAGGTGCGCCGCCACACCGCAGCCTTCGACGTGCGCGACGCCAAGGGCCGCGAGATGGGCTACATGTACGCCATCGACCGCGAGTTCTGGGTCATCGACGCAGCCAGCCGCACCATCGTCCCGGTCGAGCGCGTCGAGGATCACCTCGAGGAGAGCTTCATCGTCTACCCGCAGGGACTGCGCGACGGAGCTAAGTTTGGCGCGATGCCCACCGCCAGCTACAAGCGCTTCCGCACGCTGGCCGAGGCAGAGGCCTACGCTGCCAAGGCCGTCGCCCGCGCGGAGAAGCGCGCCATCAAGCAGGCCTCGGCGTAAGCCGGGGTCACCCAAACAGGAGGAAGACACCATGACCAAATTCAAGATGTACAAGAACGTCAACAGCGGCACCTCGATGATCAGCTTCGACAGCGCGCTGGATGAGCTGCGTGAGCTGGGCCACCACTTCGCAGTAGGGCTTGCGGAGCGCGGCCACCACACCAGTGAAAGCGACCTGATGTCGGGCCTCGCGGCCTACCACATTCTGGACCTGAAGGGCACCAGCGCCCGCCTCGATGCGGCGCACGACATGGTGGTCAAGCACATCACCGACATTGCCTTTGAGCGCGCCCGTGCTTCCGCCGGAGCTTGAGGCGGAGCTGCAGCGGCTGGGGGTCAGGCCCCCGCCGCCACCGCCACCAGCGCCGCCCTCCGGGCCGCTGTGGGTGCCAGCCTATCCGGGCGAGGCCCCACCTTTTTGATTGACACCCACGATCAGCAGACGATACACCGCTGACATCGTAGCAACGTAGAAACGTAGGACTGTAGATATGCAACTGCTCCCCCACCAGATCGAGGACGCCAAGTTCCTCGCCTCCCGTAAGATCGCCGGATGCTTCAACGGCATGGGCACTGGCAAGACCCTGACCGCGCTGCAGGCCACCATCGAAGCCGAGGTGCTGCGCGTCGTGATCATCGGCCCACCCATCTCGCTCCGCATGTGGGCGCAGGAGGCAGCCAACTGGACCGGCGCTAAGGTCCAGATTCTCGCCAAGGGATCGACCCCCATTGACCGCGACTCCGAGGTCGAGGTCTTGATCTGCTCCTACGAGATCGCGACTAAGCGTCAGCATGAGCTGATGGCGTGGGCGCGCGAGCCACTGAACGGCATGCGCACCGCCCTGATCTGCGACGAGAGCCACGCGCTGAAGAGCACCAAGGCAAAGCGCACCAAGGCGATCCTCGGTCGCGGAGGCATGTGCGAGGCGTTTGAGCACACATGGCTGCTCACTGGCTCTCCCATGACCCGCTGGGCTGACGATCTCATCCCGTTTCTGTTCCGCGCCGCTCCGCAGGAGATCAAGAGGAAGATCGGCGGACTGAACATCGACCGCTTCAATCTGCGCTACTGCATCGTGCAGGAGCGTAAGTTCCCCGGCGCGCGCTTCCCCACTAAGGTTACCGTCGGGTCGCGCAACCTCGATGAGCTGGGCCGGATACTGGCGACCTGCGCCACCCGCCGCACTTTGGATGACGTCTGGCAGGACATGCCGTCCCTGACCCACACGCGCCTCGAGGTCCGCCCCACTGGCACCTCAGCGCTGCTGCGCGAGGTCAGCAAGATGACCATGGCGGAGATCGAGGACGGCCTGCGGTCCAACGACGCGCACCTCGCCACGATCCGCCGCGAGATCGGCCTGTCGATGGTTCCGGACGCCGCCGACTTCGTCGCGGATCGCTGCGAGGCGGAGCAGGGGGCGATCCTCGTCGGCGCTTGGCACCGAGAGGTCATCGACGCACTGCTGGAGCGCCTGCGCATCAAGGCATTCCGCGTCGCCGTCCTCGACGGGCGCACCTCAGCCGCCCGCAAGGCGGAGCTGCAGCGCATGTACAACGAGGGCGAGCTGGACGTGCTGATCGGTCAGATCGGCGCGATGGGCGTCAGCCTCAACCTGCAGCGCGGCGGAAACTGCATCGTGGTCGTCGAGGAGGATTGGTCGCCCAGCGTGATGGATCAGTTCTACGCCCGCCTGCACCGCATGGGTCAGGGCAAGCCGGTCCACGTCGATACGCTGTTCGTCGACAATAAAATTTCGACGGCTGTGCACCGCATCAGCCAAGCCAAGCGGCACGCTCACAGCGCAACCCACGCCGCACATCAGGAGGCATTACAGTGATCAAGAACCTTATCTTGTCGGGGGCGCAGGCCCTCGACGACGCTGACAGCTTTAACATCGACCGGGCTAAGTACATGAACGCCTCGAGCGCTGAGAGCTGCATCAGAAAGCAATGGTTTGAGCGCCACAGCGACCCGGTCGAGCAAGACTGGGGGTTCGCTCGCCGGGGCAAGCAGGGCGAGCTGTACCTCGTCGATTGCCTGATCGCGGCGGGCGCGCCGGTGGCCTACGTTGGAAGCGACCAGCAGTCGATTGTCAGCGACACCCACCGGATCAGCGCAACGCCCGACGGCTACCTGCGGGGGGAGCCAGACGTCGCTCTGGAATTCAAGACCATCGACCCCCGGACCAACCGCGCCCGTCTGCCCAAGCCGGAGCATGTGACCCAGCTCAGGATCGGGATGGAGCTGGCGCACCTGCAGCCTCGCGATTGGCCGAAGCCGGATCACGGCGTTCTGATCTACATGGACGCCTCGAACTATAACGACATCCTCGAGGTTAAAATCGACCGCGATCCGGAGCTCCTCGACCGGATGGCTGGCCGGGCGGAGCGCATGCTGCGGGCCAAGGACGCCAGCCGACTAGACCGCGAGGGGCGTCGCACTGGAGAGTGCAAAAAATACGGCGGCTGCCCCTTCGCTGAGCAATGCGGTGTTGAGATCGAGGGCGAGGCTAAGGTTAGCCGGGGCAACCGTGGCAGTAAGCTGGACGACGCAGTCCGGGACTATGTCATGGCGAAGGCTGACGAAGACGCTGCTAAGGCTGCCAAGGCCAGCGCTGCGGAGACAATTAAGGCGGAGCTGGTGTCGCGCAACACGCGCCAGCTCGCCGTAGGGAACCACTCGGTCGAACTGGCCGAGGTGGCAGGTAGAACTTCCGTTGACTGGAAGGCTGCCGAAAAGGCGGGGGTCCATCTCGACCCCTACAAAAAGGTCGGAAAGCCGTCAGAGCGGCTGACCGTCAGCTAACGTAGAAAGGTAGCTAAAATGAGCACTTCGTTGAAAGCATTTGTGGCCGGTGGTGGCCTTCAGGTATCGCAGCAGGCACTGGCTGAGGCCCTCCGGGCGGGCAGCAACGCTGCATCCACCGGCGGTGGCGGCGGCGACACTGGCGTCGAGTATGTTGCGTTCTCCGGCAAGAGCGGAGAGATCACCTACGGTCGAGATCGCGAGGACCTCGACCAGACCGAGGAGTTCCTGCTCGACCCCCTCAGCGCACACTTGGGGTGGGTGTGCTGGGTCGGTAGCAAGCCGGTGGCTCGCCATGAGTGGCTGATGCACGAGCCTGAGAACGCTGTCGGGCACCGAGACTTGGAGGACAAAGGCCCATACACCCGCGCGCAGGACGGGTGGCAGCCCCTGATCGGGTTTGGCTTTGTCAGCCGCGAGACCAGCGTCGAATATAAGTTCTCGACGAACAGCAAGTCTGGCCGCAACTCGGTTTCTGACCTGCTGCGTGAGGTCAGCGACCGGCTCGCTTCTGGCGATCCCGCCGTTCCGCTGTTTCGGTTTACCAAGGAGCGGTTCCAAGCTCAGGGCGAGTGGAACTACAAGCCTAAATTTGAGGTCGTCGAGTGGCTGGAGCAGGGCGAGGCGTCCGCCATGTTGGCTGCCGAGGACGAGCCAGAGGACGAGCCGGAAGAGACCGTAGACGACGCACCAAAGCCGCGCCGCACGCGCCGCACATAAGACCGGCGGCTGGCCTTCGGGCCAGCCCCAACTTGATTTTTAGGCACTTTACGGGGAGTTGTATGTCATACCAAATGATCACCTCAGAGGAGCGGCTCGAGGAGCTGCTCGACTTGATCGGGGACGGAGAGGCCGCACTTGATTTCGAGACCACCGGCCTCGATCCAGCCAACAGCGAAGTCAGGCTGGCTCAGATATGCAGCGACGACGTGCTGGCGGTGGTTGACTTCTGGGCGCTCGAGGGCGGCAAGTTTGCGCCCTACGCTCACTGGTTTGAGGACGCCACTTGGATCGCGTTCAACGCCGGGTTTGAATACATGTGGTTCGACGCCGCAGACGCGCCGCAGGTGCACGTCATCGACGTAGCGCACGCCCGCCGCGCCATCATGGGCGGCGATCAGATGTCGCTGGCTGGCATGCTCAAGGCCGATCTGCATTACGAGATGGAGAAGGGACAGCAGCTCTCAAACTGGGCCGCTCCCGAGCTGAGCGCGAGGCAGCTCCAGTATGCCGCAGACGACGCGCTGTGGACGTGGAAGCTGTGGCAGCACTGGCGCTCCCACGAGCGCGCCAAGGCGTCGGAGCCTGCGCGCCGGATGCTCGACGATCTCGTGCCTGTGGTGCATGAGATGAAGACTACAGGCCTGCTGCTCGACATCCCCAGACACAGCCGTCTGGTCGATCACTGGCGCGAGCGCGAGGCGCTGTTCACGTCGCAGATCAGGGCGCACGTCGGCGAGGACGAGGTGGCGAACATTGGCAGCCGGAAGCA